CTGAGCAAGCTGCTCATCACCCCCGACAGCGTCACCGATCGCGAGCGCGCCGCGTCCGTCATCGGCACCGTCATGGCAATGGGCCCCGACTGCTATCTCGACCCGGCCCCCAAGCTGCCCGACAACCTGCCCGCCAACGCGCCGGTCACGGTCCTCGCCGCGCGGCCGCGCTTCCCGTCCGGCCCGTGGTGCAAGATCGGCGACACCGTGCTGTTCTCCCGCTACGCCGGCAAGCGCTTCAAGATCGAAGGCGTTGAGTTCCGCATGCTCGCCGACGACGAGATCACCGCCACCATTCCCGATGGCGCCAAGGTAGGAGGTCTCTGATGGCCCGCAACGTAACGCGCGAGAGCTTCCGCCCCGCCAGCCCGAAGATGGAGATCGCCACCGATCTCTATCCGGACCGCGTGAGCATCGACCTCGACGACAAGGACGCCAACAACTTCACCGTCGTCGAAGTCGATGACCGTGACCCCGATGACCCGCAGGCCAGTCGTACGCAGGACCCGTCCACCTGGGGCGACGCCAATGCGCAGGACCCGCAGGGCGCCAGCCCGCGCGTCGAAAAGCGCATTGGTCGCCTCAAGGCCGAGACCGAGACGCAGCGCCGCCTGCGCGAGAACGCCGAAAAGGAGCGCGACGCCGCGCTCGAACTGGCGCGTGCTCGCGAAGCGGAGATCATGGATCTGCGCCGTCGCTCGGAAGCCACCGGCACGGCGCTCGCCGCGTCGATGAAGAGCACCGCCGAGGCCAAGATCAACGATGCCAAGGAGCGCTACGCTCGAGCCCACGCCGACGGCGACTCGGCAGCGCTTGCCACGGCAGCCGATGATCTCAGCCGCGCCAACGCCGAACTGGTACAGGTCGTGGCCCGCACGCCGGTGGCGCGCCCGGCCGAAGAGCGCCAGCCCGCTGCGCCGGCGCGCCAGCCGAGCGTCACCGACGGCATGCACCCCAACGCCCGCGAGTGGGTGTCGCGCAACCCGGCCTTCACCACCGACCCGGCTTTCCGGTCGCGCGCCATGGCGGCGCACTACGCTGCCGAGGCGGAAGGCATCCGCCCCGATTCACCCGACTATGGAGCGACATTGGACAAGCACCTGAAAACGGGGTATGCAAATCGTGAACCGGATTCCGGTTCACAAGGCGAGGGACGTTCCACCCCACGCCGGACCAACGCGGTAACGGACGGCGGCCGAGAACCTCTCAATGGCGGCCAGCGCAACCCGCGCATCGTGGAACTGAGCTCTTCCCAGCTTGCCGTCGCCAAGCAGCTGGGCATTACGCCGCAGCAATATGCAGCTTCGATGTTGAAGCTCAACGGTACTGGTGCATGACGATGGAGACCAAAGTGAACCCCTGGGATGCTCTGACCACCGAAGCTCCCCGCACCCCGCGGTCTCTGGAAACGCGAGAAAACACGTCACGATCCTCGGGATGGGACGATTCCATCCTGCCTGAAGTCGAACCCCGCAATGGCTGGTCGCACAAATGGGTGCGCACGGACACCATGGGGGCCGCCGACAAGATGACCTACAGCAAGCGCCTTCGCCAAGGCTGGGAACCGGTGGACATCGCCGACTACCCCGAACTGGCGATGTACGTGGACCACAAGTCCCACGGTAAGGTCGAAGTTGGCGGGCTGATCCTGTGCCGCATCCCGGAAGAACGGGTCAAGCAGCGCAGCGCGCATTATCTCAACAAGGCCCGCGTGGCCGAGAGCTCCGCCGAGGAGCACTACATGCGCGATCAGAACGAGCTGATCAAGAAAGTGAACGAGAACTCTCGCAAGGTTGTGTTCGGGCAAAACGCCCGCTGATCCAGGAGAAACTGCCATGAGTGCAGTTGCTGCACCGTATGGGATGATTCCCGTACTCAACTACGGCGCCGGGTACAACACCCAGGGCTTTGATACCTACCTCATCCTCGATGGTTACACGACGTCGATATTCCACGGCGACGTGGTCAAGCTCGGCTCCGATGGCACCATCCAGAAGGACACCGGCACGTCCACGCTGACGCCGCTCGGGGTGTTCTGGGGTTGCGCCTTCATCGACCCGTCGCTGGGCTACTTCAACAACCAGCAGGCGTGGCCGGCCTCGACCACCACGGGCCAGTCGCTCGGGTCGATCGGCTACCCGCGTGGCAAGGTCATCGACTTCCAGAACGCGGTGTTCCAGATCCAGGCCAACGGCCCGGTCACCTGGGCCGACGTCGGCTCCAATGCCGCCATCGTCCAGACCGCCGGCTCGCTGACCGCCGGCCAGATCAGCCGCAACGCTCTGAACGCGTCGACGATCAACACCACCGACACCCTGCCGCTGCGCATCGTCGGCATTCTCGAATCGCCCACCAACGCCTCCGGTGACGCGTTCACCGACGTGCTGGTCCGCTTCAACAACAACATGCAGATCGATACTGCGACGGGGGTTTAATCATGGCCGCTATTTCCCGCGCCCAGCTCCTCAAGGAGCTTCTCCCCGGTCTCGATGCCCTGTTCGGCATGGAGTACAATCGGTACGAGAACGAGTACGCCGAAATCTACACCGAGAGCTCGTCCGAGCGCTCGTTCGAGCAGGACCAGAAGATCACCGGCTTCCAGACGGCACCGGTCAAACAGGAAGGCGCCGCCACCCTGTTCGACACTGCCCAGGAAGGCTACACGGCGACCTACACCATGGAGACGATCTCGATGGGCTTCGCGCTCACCGAGGAAGCCTTCGAAGACAACCTCTATGGTTCGCTCTCTGCCCGCTACTCGACTGAACTTGGCCGCGCCATGCGCAACACCAAGGAAATCAAGGCGGCCGTGCCGTTCAACAACGGCTTCACCGCTCTTGCCTCCGGCGGCTACGGTGTCGGCGACGGCGTTCCGCTGTTCTCGACCTCGCATCCGCAGATCGCTGGCCCGGTCATCTCGAACCGCCCGGCCGTCGCTGTCGACCTGAATGAGACCAGCCTCGAGGCTGCCACCATCCAGATCGCCAAGTGGACGGACGATCGCGGCAAGCTGATCAACGCCCGTGTGCGCAAGATGCTTGTCGCAGTGGACAACCAGTATGTGGCGACGCGTGTTCTCGACACGCAGCTGCAGCCGGGTTCGGCGAACAACGACGTGAACGCCATCCGCGTGACCGCCGCTGTGCCGGAAGGGTTCGCTGTGAATCATTACTTCACAGACCCCGACGCCTGGTTCCTGATGACCGACGTGCCGAACGGCGCCCGGTACTTCAACCGCGTGCCTGTGTCACAAAAAACTGACGGCGACTTCGACACCGGGAACGTCAGGGTTCTTGAGCGCGAGCGCTATGCCTTTGGTTTTTCTGACTATTTGGCCATTTACGGGTCGCCGGGCGCCTAATGTTACAGGCGTAAGCCGCAAGTTAGGAACCCGCCGAAAGGCGGGTTTCTTTTTGCCGTTGTACAATAACCCTTGCCATTAGTATCGTGATGTGTCAGTCTGTATGTGTCGGAATGAACCGGCGAAAGGAGACCACCGAATGGCGATATGCAAAGGGTGCGGGCAAGATAAACCGCTCACCTACAAGAAAGCTGAGCTTTGCTCGCCGTGCTACGTGCAGTTCAAGCGCAAGGGCACTTTTGAACGAGTCAGGCAGCCGAGGGGCATGTGCACCGCGCCTGGCTGCGATAAGGTTGCCCACGGCCGGGGGCTGTGCCACATGCACCTCAAACGGATGAAGGTGTCTGGCACCCTTGACGACCCCCGCGCCGACAACCTGAATTTGAATAGCAACCAGAAGTTGTACGCGCAGTGGGGCACGTACCGACGAACGGACGGCTACCCGATCATCCCGGAATGGCGTGAAAGCTTCACTGCTTTCATGGAAGGGGTAGGCGAACGGCCGTCGCTTGAACACCGGCTGTACCGCATCGACAAACATAAGCCGATGGGCCCGGGCAATTTTGAGTGGCGCAAAAAGATGGTGACCCGCGTTCCGGGCGAAAGCGACGCGGAGTACAACCAGCGCCACCGAAAAGCCCGTAGGGTTGCCAACGGAACGGCTATGTGGGACGGCGATCTGCGCTGGAAGTACGGCAAGGACTTTGGGCTGCGCGAACTTCGCACCATGGCTGAACGGCAAGGGCATGTTTGTGCTATCAGCGGTAAGCCGGAGACGGCCGTGCGGCATGGGCGCACTCAGCACCTGACCGTGGATCACGACCACGCTACCGGGGCCGTTCGGCAGCTGCTGACAACCCGCTACAATACCGGCCTCGGTCAATTCAACGACGACACGTCCATGCTCGCCAAGGCCATCCTATACCTCGCCAAGCACGCGCCAGCGAACGGCCAGAAGCTCGTGGACGACGCCATCGCCTACCTCCAACGCCACCCGGTCGCCTCGCTTGACAAGGGCGCCATCCTCCCGCAAGACTGATCAGCACTGCTCATGACCCCACTCAAGGCCCGCCAAAAGCGGGCCTTTCTTTTTTCCGCCAAC